ACATTACTAGCATCATCAAGTTTTGTTTTAGAAACATTAGCTTGTGGTAATCAAATGAATAACTCAGGAAGTGTATTATCTTCAGGAGCTTTAGTAAGTGGTAGTGCTACAAATGTTCGTTGGGAAGTTAATCAAGTAGATTATTCTAGAGGTACATTTACCTTATTAGTTAGAGGTGGTAATGACACAAATAATCAAAAGAATATTTTAGAAACATGGACTAACTTATCAATGGATGTTAATCAACCTAACTACATTGCTAGAGTAATTGGTAATACTAAACCAGTTTATACATACTCAACAGCTGATGGTCAAGGATATATTGATACAACAGGTGATTTTCCTAATGCTTCAAGATATATTAGAGTAGCAGATGTTCCTCAAGCACAATATAACACATTCGATAATAACGGAAATTATATATCTGCTTCTTTCAGTGGAAGTTTACCAAATTTAGGAAGTGGTTCGTTAGCTGGAGCATTTAATGGTGGTATAGCTGATACTACTTTAGGTAAATTTATGTTTGAAAACATAACAACAGCAGCTACAAATGCTCAAGGATTCACAGCAGCTGATTACGCAACAGCCTTAAATTTATTAAACAATACAGACGAATATCAATTCAATTTATTAATGACTCCAGGTTTATTCCTAAGTGCAGGTTCAGCACCAGCAATAGGTTCAAACGGAGCTGATCCAATCGCATTATGTGAAGGAAGAGCAGATGCTTTAGCAGTAGTTGATCCAGTACCTTATGGTGGTTCAATAACAAGTGCTAAAACAGCAGCAAATGCTTCAAACTCAAGCTATGCAGCAACATATTGGCCATGGTGTCAAGTATTTAGTTCTGCAATGGGTAAATTAGTATGGGTTCCTGCTTCAGTATTAATGGGAGGTGTATTTGCTTTCAATGATGAAGTAGCAGCACCTTGGTTTGCACCAGCAGGTATTACTAGAGGTGGTATTCCAAATGTAACAAGAGTTGAAAGAAAATTATCATTAAATGATAGAAACAACTTATATTTAGACAATGTAAATCCATTAGCTACATTCCCTGGAAATGGTGTTGTAGTATTTGGTCAGAAAACATTACAACAAAAAGCAACTGCTTTAGATAGAGTAAATGTTAGAAGATTATTAATTGCATTGAAAGGATATATTAGTGGTGTAGCTCGTGGATTAGTATTTGAACAAAACACTGCTACTACTAGAAATGCATTCTTAAACCAAATTAATCCATATTTAGACAGTGTGGTACAAAGACAAGGTTTATTTGCTTATAAAGTAGTAATGGATGAGTCAAACAACACACCAAGTGTAGTAGATAGAAATCAATTAATTGGTCAGATTTATATCCAACCAACTAAAACAGCTGAGTTTGTTATCTTAGATTTCACAATTTTACCAACAGGTGTTGAATTCCCAGCTTAAGCAATATTTATAATAAACAAACAATAAATACAGAGAGAACATGCCTATATTAAACGCAAACGAAATGATGTTTACACAGTATGAACCTAAAGTTCCAAATAGGTTTATAATGTATGTAAACGGTATCCCATCATATATAATCAAAGGAGTAAGTGCCGTAAATTTTGATGATGGAGAAATTATTCTAGATCACATTAACACTTATAGAAAAATCCGTAGTGGAAAAAGATTATGGGGAGATATGACATTCACATTATTTGACCCAATTGCTCCATCAGGTGCTCAGGTAGTAATGGAATGGGCTCGTTTAGCATACGAATCTATTACAGGTAGAGCAGGTTACTCGGATTTCTATAAAAAAGATATAACATTCAATGTATTAGGTCCTGTAGGGGATGTAGTATCAGAGTGGGTAATTAAAGGAGCTTTCATTAAAACAGGAAACTTTGATGATTACGATTGGTCAACATATACCGAAGCCGTAAACCTTACTTTAACAATTGGTATGGATTATTGCATCTTGAACTACTAATTTAGAATTAAAATACAAAATAAAGAACCCGATAGAAATATCGGGTTTTTTTATGAGAGACATTCTTTCGTTATATTTATATATATAAAAATAAATTTAAGTTTATGACAGAATCAAAGTTTCCAACAGAAATTATTACATTACCTTCTAAAGGTCTTGTTTATCCTGAAACATCACTATTAGCTAAAGGTGAAATTGAGATGCGTTATATGAGCGCTAAAGATGAAGATATATTAACTAATATTAACTTCATTAAACAAGGAACAGCAATTGATAAATTATTAAAATCTTTAGTTATATCACCTATTGATATAGATGATCTAATTACCGGAGATAAAAATGCAGTTTTATTTGCTGCTCGTGTATTAGGATACGGACATGACTATACATTTCAATTTAAAAATCAAGCAACAAACAAAGAAGATGAATATACTGTTGACTTGACTAAATTAGAAGAAAAGAAAATAGATGAATCATTATTTACTCAAGGTAAAAATGAATTTGAATTCACATTACCTAAATCAGGAAATAAAATAACATTTAAATTATTAACAGGAAAAGATGAAAAATCTATTGATGCTGAAATTAAAGGTTTACAAAAAATAGATGCTAATGCTTCGTATGAAAATACAACACGTTTAAAACATATGATTACATCTATTAATGGAAAAACAGACAAAGTATCAATTTATGATTTTGTAGACAACTTTTTACTAGCACCAGACTCAAGAGCATTTAAAAAATATTATAACGATATTTCACCTGATATAGATACTACAATTACTATTGACAAGGACGGATACGTACAGGAGGGCGTAATTATCCCTATTGGGATTAACTTTTTTTGGCCTGACTTCCAAGTATAGAGAATACTTATTCACTAAAATCCATGAAATATGCTTTTATGGACAAGGTGGTTATGATTGGGATACTATATATAATTTACCAATAATGTATCGTGAATTTATTTATCATAAAATTCGTGAACATTACGATAAACAAAAAACAGACGCTGAAAAACAGCAAAAAATGATGAAATCTAAAACAGCAACAACTGCTAAACCGCCAATTAATCCAACATACACAGCAAAAGCCCCACGAAAGTAGGGCTTTTCATATTTATTCATATAATATACTTCTATGGCAGTAGGTACAAATAATGATGAATTAAACCAATATAATGATCTATTAAGAGAATCGATCAATTATTCTAAACAACTATCTGATAATGTTTTAGCTTTAGCAGGTAGAATGTCTAAGTTATCTATAGCAGCTCGTGCTACTAGATCTGCTATGACTGATATTAACGCAGATATTAAAAATACTTTAAAATTATCTGATAAATTAAATCAGGGAAAATTAAAGCAAAAAGATATTGAAACTCAAATAACTAAGATTACAAACACATATGCTAAGTATATTGAAGAAACTAATAATGGTATTAATAATATCCAAGATACTTATCAGAAACGTCTTTCATTATTAGTAGATAGTACTGCTGAAATAAAGAAACAAAAAGATCTTCAAGATGATATTGATACTTCATATAATAATCTTAACTCTTTACAACAGCAACTTGCAGATAATCTTGCTGAACAAGATATACGTTCTGGTCAAAATTTAAAAAATTTACAAAAACAAGCTGCTATTTTAGCAAGTAGAATTAAAAATGAAACTGATACATTAAATGTAAAAGAAAGACAATTAGATATTTCTAAAAGATTAAGTAAAGAAATAGATGGAGATTTAGATAAAACTGATAAAGTTATAGAAGCTCATGTAAGATTATTAGAGATATATGAACAAGAATTAGAACGAGTTAAAAAAATAAAAGCGGCTTTAGAAGCCCAAAACAAACCAGTAGTAAAATTAGCTCAACAATTTAAAGATATTCAAAGTTTATTAGGTCCTTTTATTCCTATATTTAATTTTTTAAGAAAAATAGCATTTGATGTTTCTAGTCAAGTTACTCAACTTCAAAAAGGCTTAATGTTATCATCTGATGAAGCCTACCAAGTAAGAAGTGAATTTAATGAATTAGCAACAGCATCTGAGAATGTTCTTATTACTACTAATGCTTTAGTAGCATCTAATGCTGCTTTAGGTAAGCAATTAGGATTTAATGCTCGTTTTAGTAATGATGCTGTTGTTGAGTTTACAAAATTAACTAAACAAATAGGATTAAGTGAAGAAGCAGCCGGTGGTTTAGCTAAATTTGCTAAAGCTAACGGTATGACTCTAAAAGAAACTAAAACAGTAGCTTTAGGAGTATCACAACAATTATCTTCACAATACGGAATACAATTAGATCAAAGAGAAGTACTTGAAGAAATAGGAAAAATATCAGGACAAACATTAGCAATGTTTAAAGCTAATCCTGCTGCCTTAGCTCAAGCTGTTGCTCAAGCAAAACTTTTAGGGACTAATTTAGATATAGCTAAAAAACAAGCATCTGCATTACTTGATTTTGAATCATCAATTGAAAATGAATTACAAGCAGAATTAATAACTGGACAGCAATTTAATCTAGAAAGAGCAAGATCTGCTTCATTAATGGGTGATTTAACAACGGTAATGAAAGAACTTAATAATCAAGGTGTTGATTTTAACAAGTTCTCTAATATGAATGTTATTGCCCAAGAAAAAATGGCATCGGCATTAGGACTATCAACGGACGAATTATCAGACCAATTATTAAAACAACAATATATGGGTATGTCACAAGAACAAGTGACTGCTCTAGCAGGTGAAGAAGTTGCAAAACGTTTAGAAGCAGTCAGTGCTCAAGACAAATTTAATGCTGCTGTAGAAAAAATGCAAGATTTATTCGCTGACCTAGCAGGTGGTCCTTTAGGACAATTCGCTGACATGATAGCAAAATTACTAGACAACTCAGTAGTACTATATGGTGTTATGGCAACTATAGCCGCTATGTCTTTTACTAAATTAGTAGCAGGATTAGCAGCATCTGCAATTCAGGCTGGTTTATTAGCAGCTGGTTCAGCAACAGCAGCTTCTGCTCTTTCTTTTGGTATTGGAGCTATTGCTATTGCTGCTGCTATAACAGGAATTGCCGCTGCCTATACTGCTTTTCAAGATGATGCAACACAAGTTGGAGATATGTTTTCGGCTAAAGGTAAAACAGTAATATCAACTAAAGAAGGAGGATTATTCGAAACAAGTCCAAACGATGAAATAGCAGTAGCACCTGGTATTAGTAGTATGATTAATAGACCATCATCAACTGCTACTGTTGTACAACAAGACAATAGTGCTTTATTAAGTGCAGTTAATACATTAATTACTGAAACTAAAAACACGAATAGTGGTTTAGATAGATTAAATGCGAAACAAGCAGTAGTTAAAGTAGATAGTCAAAGTTTAGGAACAGCTCAAGTTATAGGTAACTATAATTTAGCTTAATTAAATATTTATAATAAACAATTAAAACAACATAATTATGGGATTATTAAATTTATTACAGAGTGGAGTAGGAAACTTAGGATGGGATGGAGGCCCAGTACCACCAGTTGCTCAACCTAATGTTAGACCAAATCCTCCAGGATCTCGTCATGACCAATATTCACTTAATGGAAACCCTGCAATCAGAGCAATAGGAGCTGGTTTTGTACCATACATTCCACCACCATCAATCTTAGAAGAAGGAGACCCAGCAAACACAGCTGAATTCAGAAATGCTCCTGGGCAAAAATATTTAGACAACCCACCAATCTAATAAATTATTAATGGCTATATTCCAACAAGCAACATTAACTAATTTAAGAAGTTTACAATACGGGAATGATACAATAGGAGGAGGTAATAGCGGTGAACCATACATCACTACTGCTATTCCTCCTGCTAATCAACAACAAGTCGAATCTACAAGTATATGGAACTCTGATAGTGGTTTAATACGTGGAGGTTTTGTAGGAGCAACAAGAGCTTCAGCTACTGATTTTGTTCGTATTGGTAAGTTTCTTAAAGATCCACCTAGAGGTCCAATGTTTATTATTAAACAAGTTGGATTACAGTTATCTAATCCACAGTTGGAAGCACCTAGAGGTGCAGGATCTACATTAAATAATATATTACAAGGAAATTTTAGTACACTTTTTGGGGGTGGTGATAATTTTAATGCTAATATAGGTGCTACTCGTATCTATAATGGAGGTATTAACACTTTACTTCAAGTACCACTAAATGCTTTTGGAGGTCATATTGTTAGACATGGTTTATTACCAATTGAATCTGAAAGTGCTAAATATGAAAATGTTGCTTTTAATAATAATCAAGCTGATCAAGGAAAAAACAATAGATTAGTTAGATTAAAAGGTAAATTAGAATCAAATATCAATGCTAATATAGCTAAATATATTAGTGGTCCTGGTTCTCTTGATGGTATAGGAACTACAACAATTCAACGTTATTATTTTACATTAAATAATAAACAATACATACCATTAACAGAACCTTTAAAAATTGATCAAGAGGGTATAATATTAAATAATTTAGATCCTGTAAACAATAATGGGTATCTTTATACCCCTGCTAATTTAAATTATTATAATGCTCAAGGAGTATCACTTCAATATTTTAACAACTCAGAAGCGTTAATAGCATCAGAAAATAATATCCTTGCACCAGCAGAAGGTAGAACTAATAACTTTACAGAGAATAGTCAATTTGACCAAAACGTTATTAATTATTCTGCTACAGGTAGAACATATAATACTTTAAGTAGTAGTATTGCTACTCAACAAGCAAAAAATCAAATTGGTAATACATTTTTACCTACAGAAATAAGTTTTTCTTTAGCTTTAGGAAGTGGACCAGTACAAGATTTTACAATTACAACTCCTATTAAATTTACTCCTACAGGAAGATCTAAATATAAATTATTAGATTTAAAAACAAACAATATAGATACTCGATTAGGTTTAGCACAAGCTGAAGGGTATGGAGATGTTAATGATCTAACTAAAGGTAAAGATTCTATTAATTTAACACCGGTATACCTATCAGATACTGCTCCTAATACTAAAGTAAATATAAATGGAAGAACCTATGGTACTCGAGATTTAATTAAATTTAGAATTGAAGCCGTAGATAATGATAATCCAACAGGCCCAAGTGCCTGGATGATATTTAGATCTTACCTTAAAGACATATCAGACTCACCAAATCCAACTTGGAATACAGTTAATTATGTAGGTAGAGGAGAACCATTTTACATTTATAAAGGATTTGAACGTAGTTTATCTTTTACTCTTCAAGTAGCAGCAATGTCTGAAGAAGAATTAAGACCAATGTGGCAAAAACTAAATTATCTATATTCAAACACAATGCCTGATTATAGAAATAATGTAATGAGAGCTCCATATATGAAACTAACACTAGGAGATTACATGTTTAGACAACCAGGTATAATTAAAAATTTAACCTACACTATAGGTAACGATTCACCATGGGAAATAGCATTAGATGAACCTGAAGTAGGAAGTACATTATATGAATTACCACATGTAATGACTATACAAATGACATTTGCTCCTATACATGATTTCTTACCACGCAAATTCCCTACAACATTTGCGGACCCAGCAAAAAATTGGAGTAATTTACCAGCATTTGTTGCTGATAGACAAACAAATCAATTTGGAACAGCAGATAATCCATGGTTAACATCTATGTATGGTGAAAGTGATTCACTCCCAGTTGGAACCCTCCCAACTACTTAATATATTCATAAATTATGATATACAATAATTCAGACATATTAACAACATCAACAGGAAAACAATATTATAAAGCAAAAAAATTTCCTCCTATACCACCTACAGAAAGCGACATATATGTTGTTACTGTAGAAGGTGATAGATTAGATTTACTTGCTTTTACATATTACGGTGATGCTTCATTGTGGTGGGTTGTAGCAGGGGTTAATAATGGAATTACATTTGGTTCTATGTTTCCTGAACCAGGTACACAACTTAGAATTCCTATTAGTATAAATGAAGTATTAAGTATCTTCAACAACGCTAATTAAAAGGTAGATAAGGTATGACTAAAGAGGAAAGAAAACTCTATATGCAAGAATATAGAAAAACTGAGAAGTGGAAATTATCTAAAAAAGAATCTGATAAAAAATATTACCAACAAAATAAAGAAGTTATTTTAGAAAATAATAAGAATTATTATATTGATAATAAAAAAGAAATTAATAACAGAAACAGAGAGTATAGTAAAAGATATTACCAACAAAATTATAATAAAATTAAATATTATAATTTAGGTAGATATATTAGTAATACTCAAACAAAACTTTCTTTACTTTTAAGAGTAAGACTAAATAACAGTTTAAAAGGAAAAACAACTAAATCAATATCTGTAGCTACATTATTAGGTTGCTCAGTTGATAAGTGTAAACAATATTTAGAATCTCAATTTAAACCAGAAATGACATGGGATAACCATGGTAAGATATGGGAAATAGATCACATTATACCTTGTTCTAAATTTAATTTAACAGATATAGAACAACAAAAACAATGTTTTCATTATACAAATTTACAACCATTGTTTAAAACAACTGAAATAGCTGAATCATTAGGATACAATAATGAAATAGGAAATAGAAATAAATCAAATATTACCAATGAGTATATTTAGAGAAACGTTTGAACCTTTTGTCAAAGACGAATTAAAAAGAAGACAAGATGGGATGCTTACTCGTAACCCTAGTTTCTTACACCAATTAAATTCAAGATCCGCTTGGGTACGAATGACATCAGGTGTTAATGTTAAAAATGACAAAGGGATTATAACTAATGAATTGGCAAAAAAATACGTTTTACAAGGCGGTATTTTAAACGTCACTACCACTGGTCAAGGCGATAAGGTAACCGATACTTTCGCGTTAAAATCGGGATTAGGCGGTGCCTCTAACTCATATAGTAACACAACAGTAGGAGGTGCTATTAATAGATTAGGTATAAGACCTATGCCTGGTATTACTAATGTATCTGTACAATCTAAAGGCGCTTACGGATCACTCCAAGAAGCAACTGTATCATTTGTATGTTGGGATATCAAGCAACTAGAAGAACTAGAACTTCTATACATGCGCCCAGGATACACTGTATTGTTTGAAATGGGATGGGATTATGCTAGAGCAAATGGTGAATTACCTCGATATGATATTCTTAATAAAACAAATTTAGTTTTAAATGATGGTTTTAAACAAATATATGAATTAATAGAACAAAGTAAAGGAAATTACAATGCTTTATTAGGATATGTAAAAAACTACAATTGGTCAGCTCGTGATGATGGTGGGTACGATTGTACTACATCTATTATTTCATTAGGAGAAATATTAGAATCATTAAAATGTAACTGGGTTCCTATTAATACTAAAGCATTTGACAGAAGTGGTAAAGGATTATTAGGTTTAACATCATCACCAACAGAAATACCGGAGGCATATAAACAAGGTATCATCCCAGGATTATTAAGAGAATTACATAATTATGTTGCACCTAAAATTGGATCTAATTTTGAAGCTATTGATGGTAATAACACTTATTATCTTTTTAGAAAACAAGTAGGAAAGGGTGGAAAAGACGGAGTTAGTGGATTAAACAGACCTTTAGCAAAATTTTCTCAATATGAAACTTATATAACATTACAAAGTTTATGCGATTTACTAAATAAACATGTTTTATTAAAAGATGAAAAAAATAATCCTTTAGTTCAAGTTACTACTAACGAGCAAGCTCCTAATGGTGAAATAACAAATGAACCTCTTAAATGTATTGCTAGTCCATTATCTATATCTACAAATTTAGGAGTATGTTATATTGAAAATAATAACTGGGAAATTTTAGAAATACAAACACCACCACCAACAGCTGGTGAAACCACTACTACAGTTCTTGGTGATATACTAAAAGCAACAAATGTTAGAGGATTTGGGTGGAGTTCTGGAGCTAACCCTAACAACGTATATAAAAGATTTGCAGGAAGTATAACTAAAACAGAGATTATTCCACCTATAACAGGAGTCAACCCAGTAGTAGAAGCTGTGCAATCACTTTTTACTAGAAAAACATTTTATACTTATAATTCATCTTTAGGACTTCAAGGAGATATAGATAAATTAGCAACAGATTTAGGAAATGCTTTAACTAGAGTAGAATATGTTTCGGTTAAAGATCAAGAGGGAAATACTAGTTTACGTCCTAAATTTTTCTTTATTAATGGTTCTTCATTTATAGCAAAAACTTCTAATACTAATAGTATTAATGTTTTAGATTATTTTGGGGATGCTGAAGATGTATATCTTGCACTTTTTCAATATGATTATGATAATAATGGTAAATTAGAAGATACTTCTTTTAATTCTGTAGGTGATGTTGAAGACCCTTTCGAAGAAAGTGATGCACCTATAAAAGATAATAAAGGAACAAGTTGGTCTAAACAAAGTGTTATTAATGCTATTCAAAAAGCACTTTCTAGCGTACCTATAAATCCTGTTTTACAAAAAAGTCTTGAAGACCAAGCACCTCAAGTAGCAGACCAAGTTGCTGAACAAGCTTCAGAAGCAGGTAAATTTGAAGCTACTAAAAAATTCTTAGTACCTGTAAATGGAAATAGTCAAAGACAATTAGGGAATATAGGAAATATATATCTTAATTTAGATTATTTATATGATAAAGCTATATCTAAAAATTTAGCATCTGGTGATACTCAAACTAAAAATACTATATCAATTCGAGATTTTCTACAAGATGTACTACGAGATGTTCAAAACAGTATTGGTAATTTAAATACATTTGACATACAAGTAGATGATAGAAATTCTATAGGAAGAATAATAGATATTAATTCAACACAAAATCCATCAAGTGTAAAAGATGAATTATTTGAATTACAAATTCATAATTTAAATTCATGTGTAAGAAATTACAATTTTCAATCCAAAATATTCCCAGAAATGGGATCTATTATAGCTATTAGTGCTCAAGATCCAGAAGGTATAGGAACTTTAGGATATGATAATGCTACATTAGTAGCATGGAATGAAGGCATTTCTGATAGATTAATTCCTAAAAGATTAACAAACCCAGATGATTTATTATCTAATCAAAGTGAAGTAACAACATATATATTACCATTTTTAACTCAAATGTGGGAATATTTTAATGTTATATCCGGAAACGGTTCTAAAGATGATATAAATTTAGCTTATGGAGGTTTAGATTTTGCATTTAGAGACTTTTTAGCGCATTTAGATAAAACAAATGCTGGTAATAATAATTTTAAAACAATTATACCAACAGAATTAAGTGTTACTTTAGATGGTATAGGGGGTGTCATAATAGGAAATTTATTTAAAATTAATGAAGATATAGTACCTAAAGGATATAGAGGGGTACTAGGAAGAAAATTAGCATATATTGTCACTAAATTATCACACAACATATCAGATAATGATTGGACTACAGAATTAAGTGCTTATCCTATAGTATTTGAACAATCAATAGGAACAGAAGTTTGGAAACAATGGAACAATCAACAATACCCAGGAGATGTTACAATTAATGTAGGAGGAGCTACATTAAGACTAAACAAAACAATAAATACTTGCAATTTTAACCAAACTCTATATTCAGAAGCTGTTAATTTCTTTACAAATAAAGGGTATAGCAAAGAAGCAACAGCAGCTATAGTAGGTTCATTCTTACAAGAATCACAACTTAATTCAAATATAGTTAATTATAATAGTAAATTAAGTTATAATGATTCTGAACAAACTTATGCGGCTGGGATAGCACAATGGGTTGGTCCTAGAAGAGTTAAATTATTACAATATGCTAAAAGTAAAGGAATTTCTATTCCTAATTATGATGAAGCTATTAAAGTAATCAATAATTCTACTAAAAAAACAAATTCTAGAGATACCATCAGAAATGCATTTTCTAATATGAATTTAAAAACTCAATTAGAATTTGCAGACCAAGAAATGAAGACATACAAAGGATACGCAGACTTTAAAACAAGTACAGATTTAAATTCTACAATATTATGGATGTATGTAACATATGGAGGTGGTAATTTTACAGCAGGAGCTGCTATAGGAAATAGAGAAGGATATGCTATAGATATATTAAATAGATTAAATGGAAAACCTTGTGGGTCGGCAGCACCAACAATAACATCAACAACTCAAACTAATACACCTCAACCATCTCCAAGTAAACCATCCCCAAGCAAACTAACTCCTAGCCCCTCATCAACCCCAGCACCTACACCAACTCCAACTCCGTCAGTTGTATCAAGTTGGAAAGCAGGTGAGTATGTTGTAACAGGAACTGAACAGAAAAATGGAGTTATAATTCAATATGATGTTATAAAAGACACAACTGTTGATTATTATACAATTAGATTAAAAAATAGAAACGCAGAAGTTTTAGAAGAGTTTGAAGTAGGACCAACATCTAGACAAGACGCAATAGCAAGAGCTAAACAATCAGCTGGAGATTTATTATAAGATATAATATGAGACCAATACCTAAAAGTAGAATAGTAGAAAATCAATACACCAATGGAACTAATGTAGGTAATAATATTACTTTACGTTTCGCCGATACAAAAAAATCGTACATAGGATTTTACACAATTGTAAATGGAAACAAATATTATAGTAATAAAACATATGATGAAAATTCTAAATTATTAGAACGATATACTGCACCCATAAATCCAATTGCAATAGCGTCTGCCGGATCTATTCCTTTAAACTCTTTATTATCTAATACGAGCAATAGTGGACCCAGATATTTCTATAAAGATTTAACCTCGCCAAGTAATTTAATTAAAGAAATTGATAAAAATGCTTATAATCAATTAGCAGGAAAATTAAGTAATACTTATCAAGTTATATCTTATGATAGTAATACTCAAACTTTAGAAGAAGTAAATAAACAAATGCCTGGATTAGCAGCTTTCTTGGGTACCTAAAATTTTATTCGTATATTTAGCGAACAAAATAAATAAGGTTATGTTTTATATACTCGAAAAAGAAGATCAATTACCTCACTTACCACATTTTGATGAATGTTTTGTTCATGTTATAACAAATAATGACAACTATCATCCTGCTATATCTGAAGTATCATTAATTTACGTTAAACCATTTGATGATAAAGGGTATATATTTTGTATAAACCATACAGAATCATTAGGATTAAAATGGCAATCTCTTAAAAAATTCTTATCTGAAAAAGAATTATATGCTATAGATGCTAAACACACTAAATACTTTTTAGGAGGAAAAATAAATGATATAACATTTAACTATATAGATAAACATGGAGTTAAACCAGATTTATCATCTTGCACCCCTAACATAAATTTAGATTTCTATACGCGATACGGAGAATTAAAAAATATAAATACCTTAATTCCTATATCAAAACATTACGAATATTGTGAGAATTTATACGAACTACTACAGAATTATATGATTAAAAATACTGAGTATTTGTATAAATTAACTACTGTGTTTTTTAAAATAGAAAAAGAAGGCATAAGATTAGATAAAGAATGCTTTATTAAGTATCATAAAGACCATAATACACCTCAATTTTCAATTAGTAAAGGAAGAGCTTATACTCAATATAATTTATATACATTAACCGGTCGTCCTTCTAATTCATTCAACAACATAAATTATGCTGCTTTGAATAAAGAAAATGGTGAAAGAACTTGTTTTATTCCTAGTAATGGTGTATATTTAGAATTTGATTTTAATGGTTACCATCCACGATTATTAGGAACTTTAACAGGATATGAATTTGATAAAGAAATAAACGTTTATGCTCAAATAGCAGAAATATTACAAACTGAAGACATACCAAAAGTTAAAGAAACAACATTTCAAAATTTATATGGTGGTATAAGATATGAATTACAACAAAGACCATTCTTTAAGAATGTACATATACTTACAGATAATCTTTGGGATGAAATACAATATGGAGGTTCAATTACAGCACCATCAGGAAAAATATTTCGTTTAAAAGACATTGAAAATCCTAATCCTCAAAAAATATTAAATTATCTTATACAGAATTTCGAAACATCACAAAATGTTGAACAATTGTTTAATTTATTTAATGATTTTAGAGTATTAAAATCAAGAATTGTGTTGTACACGTACGATTCTATATTAATAGATGCTGTAAAAAGTGAAATACCACAAATTAAAGAGATAATATCTAAATTTAAGTACCCAACTAAAGTAAAAATAGGAAACAACTATAACGAATTAACATAAGATACCCAATGGTTATGAAAACAAATCCAATATTTATCACCAGTTATGAATTTAATGATATCATTATAAATGACATGGTAGGAAATAAACTTTTTTGCACATTTGTTGCACAAGATAAACTAGACGAAACTCTACATACACTTACAAATAAATACTCAATTCTGTACAATAAAATATTCGTACTAGAATCCCCAGATACTGATGAGTTTATATTAACCTATAATATAGATGTAATTAATACTAGCTCTAAAAATGCATTGCCTAGCACAATTTTATTACACCGTAAAAAAGAATCAAATACTTTATATACAATCAATGCTCTTAACGCTTTGATCAAAGAATTAAATAAAGGTGTATTAGATACTAATTATAAAGTAAATTGGTTAGACCACCAAAATGTTATTTTACTTACACAAGAAGGAGGATTAAGAAAAGTACATACAAAAATTCACAATATAGTTAAACTATAATTTGGATTCCCCAACTTTCTTTTTTATATTTACACAAAACAAGTTATAAACAAATTTTAAAAACGTTATGGATTTATCTTTAATTAAACAAACATTAGAGTCCTTCAACAATAAAGGACAGTCTAAGGAAAAAACTGACTACACAAAGATTTTTTGGAAACCTAAAGTAGGAAAACACCAAATTCGTATTGTGCCTTCTAAATTCAATAAATCTACACCTTTCCGTGAAGTTTATTTTCATTATGGGTACACTAAAGG